GCTAGTAAGTTAATAAACAGCGGTGTTACAGATGCTAGTGTAATTAACAAACAAATAACTCAAGATGCTAATAAAACATTAAGTGAACAATCAACACTTGGTCTTTATGGTCAATATAATAAAAATTTTAGTGACTTATCTGGAACAATGAAACTAGCTTCAGCTGCTGTTAATGATGTTACTGTAGCTAACGAAACAGCTTTAGAACAACAAAAAGATCAAATTGAAGGTAACGATGACGCAGTTAAAGCTAGTGTCAAATTAAGACAAGATCAAAGAGATACAACACGATCATTGGATACAATGATTAATAAAGGAGTTGAGCCGGTAGCCAAAGGATTTGCTGGATTAACTTCAGTAGCACAACAATTAGTAGGAGTAGCTGGTCAAGCTGCTGGTAAACAAGGACAAATAGGCGGAGGCACTTCGTTATTAAACAAAATTGGTATTGGTAGTCCACCTTCAGCAGCTGCTCCTATTAGTCCAGGTAAAGCAACTGGAACTACTGCGCCTGGTGTTGGGGCAACACCTCCACCAACAAGTGCTCCAACATTAGATAATTTAAAAAATACTACTGGTGGTGCTACTACTCCGGCTGGTGCTAGCGTAGGCGGGGGATTGATTGGTGGGATGGACTCTATCAAACAAATGATTATTCGCCACGAAGGTGTGAGGACTAAACCATATATAGATTCCTTAGGAAACTGGACAGTGGGTGTGGGTCATTTAATTGGCAAATCTTTACCAGCTGATATGAATAGAGAATTTAGTCAACAAGAAATAATGAGTATGTTTGAACAAGATTTTGCCAAACACTATGGCATTGCTCAAAGAACTCCAGGATGGGACAAAGCTAACGAAGCTGGTAAAGGTGCTATGGTTGATTTAGCATTTAACATGGGACAATGGTGGCCTAAATTTCCAAATACAGCAAAAGCATTAATGTCTGGTGATTTTACCGGAGCCGCATCGGGGTTAAAAGACAGCGATTGGTATAAACAAGTTGGTAATCGCGGTCCTACAATAGTGGGGTTAATGTCACAAGCTGGTGGTGCTAGTAACGGAACATTAAGCGGACCGTCTAGTCAATATAATTCTCAAATAGCTGGCAATAGTTCATCGGTCCCGTTACCAAATGGTAGATCAATCCCAGTATCAAATACGGGCGAATCAACAGATTCTTCGGAAAATAATAAAATAATATCAATGAAGATAGCCAAATTGGATCAATTGATTAACGGAATGATTAAAAACAATAGCTTGTCGCAAAAGATATTACAACGACAAAGTTAAACAACTAAATATAAAACTATGGCAATTAATAACGGCAAAAATGGACGCAATGGCGGTTGGAGAAAATACTTCAAAGTAGCTGACGTCAATCAGTTAGGACAGTTAAGTCCAATTTCGGGTAAAAATAACTTTGGACTTCCTGGGTATAACCGCCCAGGCTCAGACTTTGAAAGCGGAACTCGCAACGAGTTTGCCTTTCGCAACTATGCGTCACGCTTACCAGAAGTTTATTCTGGACATCCTAATCGTTTAGAGCGTTACAATCAATATGAAAATATGGATTGTGATAGCGAAGTTAATGCTTGTTTAGATATTATTGCTGAATTTAGCACACAAAATAATTTAGACAATAATACACCTTTTGATATTGAATTTAATGATCAACCAACTGATCACGAAATTGAAATGATTAAAAAGCAATTGATACAATGGACTAAACTTAACAAATTAGATCAGCGTATATTCAAATTATTCCGCAATACTATTAAGTATGGCGATCAAGTATTTGTGCGAGATCCAGAAACATTTGAAATGTACTGGATTGATATGATTAAAGTAGCACGTGTTATTGTAAATGAGTCAGAAGGTAAACGACCCGAGCAATATATTATTCGCGATATCAACCCTAACTTTCAAAATATGAGTATGGCGGCTAAAACAACGTCAGACTATTATGTAAGTCGTTCAACTGGTTCTGTTACTACAGGTAATAACTATAATGCGCCAAACGGCGGAGCAGGCGGTGGCGGTGGTGGCGGTGTGGGCAATAGCCGATTTACACAAGCAATGAATGAATCATGTATTGACGCTAAACACGTTGTACATTTAAGTTTAAATGAAGGTTTAGATTATTTTTGGCCATTTGGCCAAAGTATATTAGAAAACATTTATAAAGTTTACAAACAAAAAGAACTTTTAGAAGACTCAGTTCTTATCTATCGTGTACAAAGAGCTCCAGAACGCCGTTTATTTAAAATTGATGTGGGTAATATGCCCAGTCATATGGCCATGGCCTTTGTTGAGCGTGTTAAAAACGAAATGCATCAACGCAGAATTCCCACTGTAACAGGCGGCGGCGCTAACATGATGGATGCTAGTTATAATCCATTAAGTGTTAACGAAGACTATTTCTTTCCGCAAACGTCTGAAGGACGGGGTAGTTCCGTAGAGGTTCTACCCGGCGGCCAGAATTTAGGTGAAATTGACGATTTAAAATATTTTAATAATAAAATGGCTCGCGGTTTGCGTGTGCCTAGTAGTTATTTGCCAACTGGTCCGGACGATTCTGGGGCCGCTATGAATGATGGTAAAGTAGGAACAGCATTAATTCAGGAATTCCGATTTAACAAGTATTGCGAACGCTTACAAAAGCTGATTATGCAAAAGTTAGATGACGAATTTAAACTATTTTTACGCTGGAGAGGCTTTAATATTGACAGCGGAATCTTTAGTATTACTTTAACTGAACCACAAAATTTTGCTAGCTATCGTCAATCAGAACTTGATACTGCTCGTGTCGCCACATTTACAGCTATTGAACCATTGCCGTATATGAGTAAACGCTTTTTACTTAAACGCTACTTAGGTCTAACTGACGAAGAAGTGCTTGAAAATGAAACATTATGGCAAGAAGAGCGCGATGTTGCTAACATGGTAACAGCATCAGGTAAAGATTTGCGTAATGTTGGAGTTATGCCATCTAGCATGGACGCAGACATTGCGACTGGCGAAGAAATGGCTGATTCTGGATTAGGCACAGCAGAAACCGATACTGGCGCTGGTCCAGCACCAATGCCTACTCAATTGCCAGGCGGTTCAGCAGGTAGTCCGGCAGCTACTGGCGCTGGTGCTTAACCAAAATATCAAATAGTAATTGACAATTAGTAAAATATCTGTTATCATCTATACATAGCCTAGGAAAATTATGACAAATAAAGTAGAAATTGTTGGCGACGACTCATCTGATCAAACGACTCAAACTAATACACTACAAATGAGTGAGTGGCATTATTTTACATCTGCGGTATACACTATACAAAAACCAGAATTTCTTAAAGATATTAATAAAATCACTAGAGAATATGTAAATCGTATTAAAAAAAATAATAAATTAGATGAAATATATCCAGTGTATATGTCTGAAAATATGTTTACTGATCCTAGATTATCCACATTTACAAACTTTGTAGGTTATATAGGCAGGGATATATTGGTTAGACAAGGTTATAATCTAACAAATCTAGATGTAGCATTTTTTGAAATGTGGACACAAGAGCATTATAAATTTTCTGGGCAAGAAGAACATGTACATCCAAATAATCAAATTTCTGGATTTTATTTTCTAGATGTTCCTAAAAATCCCCCTAAAGTTATCATACATGATCCAAGACCAGCTAAAGTATTTTCTGGTTTACCGGAAGTAAATATGGCACAAGCTACATACGCTAGTACAATGATTAATTTTACACCAGAGCCAGGTACATTAATGCTAACAAATTCGTGGTTACCACATTCATTTACTAAAAATCCATCTGAAAAACCATTTAGATTTATACATTTTAACTTGGGAATAGTAGCTAAACAACAACTAAATACACAGATTGGCGCAGGGTCAAGCGTACAAACTACTATACTATGAACAAATATTTAATTCGTTTTAATAAATCAAGAGGACAGCCAGGGCGTGGGTCTAAGGACCATGTTTGGCGTGTATTTGAAGGCGATAAAGAATATATTGTTAAACATGTCGTCTTAGAAGTTCCTTGTCGTGATGAAATATCTGGTGATGGCTTAGGAAATGACGACTGGAATTTCGCTTGTACAGCATATATGAGCGTAGATAAAGCTACATCTACTGCTACTTTCACAGCTAAAAAACCCAAATAAAATCAAATATTCAGATTAAAATCTATTAGCTAAATACTAAGCTATGATTTTAAATGAACTCTACGAAAAAAGTCCTTCCGCATATCAGGATTTAAATGACGACAATTCCCAACCAGAAATGGGTCAATTGCGTAAAACTCGCCTTACATTAAAACAAATTCGTAAACTTCGTCAAATGAACGAATTACGCGAAATTGAATTTAAAGATAAAATAAAATATGTTAGTATGCAGTATGCTCCTCCCCCAGAGCCAGCAATGTAATTTTTTGTAATAAAAATTACATAAAATACCCACATTTCACCCCATAATACACTAGTATTACTCTTCTTTAGTAAATAAATTTACGAGCCATTCTAAAGGAGAAATAAATGACATCGAAATTTGAACAGTTAATTGAATATGTA